AACTGAGCTCCTCGTGCGTCTCTAAAAAACTTCACCGCTTTTTTCATAGAATCAAAACGACTTAATGAATCCGACTTGCGTATTCTGCACACATTCTTTGGTGCTTTATTGACAACTTTCTTTAGTGATGACTGATAGTTTTCATACCAATCATTCCACTGTTTTTCATACTCTTCATCAGAAAGGCTAACACCCTCAATAATGTAACCATTACTTATTTCAACTACTTCATCTACACCATTTTTAACGAAATGTTTGCGAGTAATGCTCTCCTTGCAATCTACCCCATCAATATCTGTGCTATCGATTACTACAGACTCTTCATAAGTAACAACTTCATCATTAGCTTCACTAGCTTCTACCTTATTTACTATCATTGTAAGAACCTCCTTTAAATTAGTAATAGCTTCACGTAACTCGTTTTCCATATTCTTTGTATATCTTTTTGAACTAGAAACTTTATTTAATACTTGACGTAATTCATATACTGGTTTGTATATTACATTACTAGAAAATCCTACTGAATTAACCTTTAATGTAAACATTTCATAAGCAAGATATTCACGAAAACTTTCATCTACTTGTGATAACATTTCATTTTCTACTTTAGTAAACTTAGAAAGTGCTTCAAAGTAAGGTGCAAACTGAACTTTCTTTGCATAATTGCAATTCATTAACATACCAACTGACTCTAATAAATCCTTTACTAATACTAAATTTAACATATTTAATTCCTCCTGATTATTAAATGCTTTATTAAGTTTTTCTTTATAATAAATATATTTTCAACTTAGCTTCGTAGAAAAGAACTTATAAAACATATTGTCTACTCACATTTCCTGCGAAAACATATTCATTTTTCATTTATAATAAATATATTCTTAACTCAAGTGCTGGAAAATAAACTAACAAAACTATTTTGTAACTTATATCTCCTGCAAAAATATATTCATTTTATTTATTATAATAAATATACTTTCATATTAAGTGCACAGAAATAAACTAATAAAACGATTTAGTAACTCGTGGGAATTAGTAAACTTAATCTACTATTTATATTCTTAGTCTACTACTAGAAAGAATGGCAGGCAACTCTCATAATTCATCAAGACTAAACATAAATAAAATAAACTTAAAGTTTTGTGTAAATATAATAGTAATAGGTAAAACTCACGTGACTGGCGATACTAAATTGTCTACTAGAGTTTAATGAGATTAATGAGTTTGTAGTCTACTCACGAGGACTTTATAGTTCACAACAGTTTCAATATAAACTTTACAGTGAAAAGTAAACTCAACGAAGCTATATTGACTTACTAGAGGTTCGCCTGATTTCGTGGGATTCCTTATTTACTACTCTCTGTTCTCTAATAACTTACTTTCATATTAATAGTTCAAAAAAGAACTAACAAAAAGGAAGTAACTAACGGTAGTTTGTTACTTCCTAGAAGTTCTGTAGTTTTAGATTAACTTTACAGAAAAAATATTACTCTTTATTTTGTAAACTCTCGGCTTCGGCAACTAATGACTTTGCCTCCTCCTCAGAATACCCCTCGTAATCGACTAAATACTTCCACTTTGGAATATAGCCGTTTTGTGACAACTGATAAGCTCTATCTCTATCCTCTGACGTATTTACAAATAAATCTTTAGTATAAATAGAAATATCATATTTACCTTCTGGTGTCCTATCATATAAACTACTCATTACATCCAAAGCGTAAACTAAATCCTTTAATGCTTTTGCATAATTCTGTTGAATATCTGTGCAGGTTGAGAAAGTTCTTTGGTCTTCACTTTCAACTTGTGTAGCGGTAACTGCACCAGTTCTAGAGTCAAAACTGAAATACCCTGAAGAAAAACCACACTGTACGGCAATCAAATCAAGTTGTGTTTGGAGTGCCTGACGATATTCATCTACTCTAATAGTAGGCGACCATTCCTCTACACATTTATTTGCATTATTACCAAAACGTAATCCTTTTATTAATTCTGGTAATGGATTAATAGGAACAGCTTTATCTCGTCCTGTTTGACCTGGGTGCATCATAGCCTGTTCATCTACAAATAAAATTTTATCTGACAGTTTACCTTCTCTCTTCCACTTTGAATACCACATATCAAAGTCTTCACAAGTGTCAACTGCTTTAGAGAATATAGAAACTCCCAAAGGTGAATCAATATCTACATTATTAGCGGTAGGCATTCTAAAGTAACCGAACAGCGGTCTAGCTACCCCTGAGATTGTGACATTTTTCTCAATATTCTTCCACTTTTCAACTGAAGATAAAGACACCTCAGAACCAAGAGATACATCAGAACTTGAGCGAAAAGCCTTATTCTGAATATTATAATTTCCTTCTTCGTCAAAATGGTGATACTCTAACCTAGTATATACCTCGGTCTTTGTTTTGTAAATATCCATGAATATAATAGCAGTAATATTACCATTTCCGTCAAAACTAATAGGAATATAACGTGGGGCTGGGACAAAATCTATACCTTCCTCATTAGGTTTTAATACAAGTCCTCCATAAGCACAACCTAACTCAAGTTTAGAACGAAACTTATCATGATTTTCATCTAATATTGACTGAATATAATCTGCTTTCTCACTTCCTGTAACAGTTACATTCATATCAATAGTAGCTAATCTCGCTGCTTCACTGGCGATTACTGACGCTATACAAGTAGGACTAGTTCGATATAACTTATCCCATACTTGTAGAGCAGATGTCATTTCAGCTGACATATCTGTAGATATACCAAACGGTCTTGTGATTTCCTGACGATTAAACATTTTATTGAACACTCCCTTCACAAAATTAATAAATCCCATATTTTATTTCACCTCCGAAATAACTTGGTATGCATCAAAAGGTTTGAATATATCTACAAACAATTTATGTTTCTTATCCTGTTCAAACTCTTTATTAGCCATTTCATCTTCATCTGGTAATACTTCTCCTGTATCCGAAGAAATACTATCTGAACATTCAATATCATTAGATAAAGGTCTAACATTAGTAGTTTCATTTAATTCTTCAACTCCTATCATTTCCATATAATTTACCCCCTAATCTCCATACACTTGATAATGAGGACTTAAAGCATATCTCGTTGCGTCAACACTATGGTCGTTAAAAGTAATAGGCTGACTTATGAATTTATCTTGGTCATGAGGGTCACGCTGATATTCATAACCGCTAAATTCTTCAAAGATAAATGGAGTGACTTGTTTATCTATGAATATATTCTTTCGAGAAGCAAGCCATTGTATACCAAACTCACGAGATAATTGACCATTACGTCCTTTATACATATTATTACATAAAACACCTTCATTACGGAATATTGACAACATCTCGCCACCTCTTGCAGAATCAAGGATTGTATACACATCATTATATCCGTTATCAACAATATCACGAGCAACAGCAGACATCGTAGATTTGTATTTAATACTCTCAGCACAAGCATACAAACTATCGTCACCGCCATCATAATGCCATCTAACAAAACATGCAGGGTCTGGCGAGTATCCCCAGTCTTGACCATTAAAGTGGTTATCAAAGTTAATTAGCATATCAGGTGTAATAACTCTTTCTTTAATGTTAGTAAAGACAGCTCCACCATTTCCTGTGGCTTCTCCTAAATACATCCATCTATAATCTAATTCACTTCTCGCACGAACACGTCTCATTTCATTAAAGAAACCTTCTCCTAACCATTCTGGCGGTATCATTCGATAATCAGTTGTATGAACTAACCTACCCCTGACACTCTTATTACTTGAGATATTACACCAATTATACCTATTCTGAGGGGGATTGTAACATTGAAATGTCCAAAATAAATCTCCGCCTCTTTGTATAGACTGAAGTGCAATACTTACTTCATTTTCACCACAAAACTGGTCAAGCTCCTCGAAATGAGCGATTGCAAAATACATATCAGGACTCTCTGGATTTATACCTTTTGTTTTCATTGGGTCGTCTAGTCCTATAAATAAAAGATACTGTCCTGTAGGCTTATATGTTATACGCATAGGCGATAAACTAAAATCAAAATATCCTGTCAAACCCATTCGTCCTATAACTTGTTTATATAAACTGAAAGCTCCTGTTCGCAATCTATTCGATTGTTTCATCATTACTACCCCTAGAGCGAAAGGATACTTAATCAATAGATTGACTACTTCACCTGCAATATATGATGACTTACAAGAACCACGACCTCCCTTTAAGCGATAAATATCATAATCATGATTTAAAACTGCTTTATGGACTTTGTAATAACATGGTGCCATCACATTACTTAGATTAACTTGCAATTTACTCACCGTCCTCAGAGTTTTCATCTACACTATCATCATAAAAAAGCTTCGGCTCATCAGGTATTGGCAAATTAGGAATATCATCCACAATCTGAACTGGCTCAAAAGTAGCCTGCAAGCCAAGTTTCTCACCAAACTCATCGGGTGCATATGCTCTAAGTAACATTTCAATAGCTCTCAAGTTAGGTCTATCAAATCCTCTATACTTATCGTTAACTTCATAAGTTTCCTCTACTGTTACTTCGTGCATCTCCCCATCAAATTCATCTAACTCTGGTCGAGTAATGCGTTTTGTCTTTGTATGAGTTATATCTCTATCAACAAAACCCATAGCTTCCATATAAAGTTTTCCCTTAAGTTTATCTACTACTACTTCACGTCCTACTTGAAATACAGCACGAAAAGTAGGATACTTAGATTTCCACTTATTGATAGTGCCCACAGCTACCCCTAGATATTCAGCAATCTGCTTTTCACTAGCACCATCCTCAATTAGTAAACGAATACCTGTCATATTCTTACTAATATATTCCCAAGATTTATCCATTCTAATACACCTTCTTTACGTAAGAAAAATTCAAGTAAAAGTCTTGAATATAAACCCATAAACTTCTATTGTCGATATTATAAAGGTTAGCTATCTCCTGTGTAGTCTGATTGCCAGTAAGATACTCAAACAAAGCATTAAAGTTATTCTGCTTTCTTTTAGCACTCATAAAAGCCAAATTTCTAAATCTCTCTTTTTCTTCATCTGTAAGAACAGTAAAATAATTCTTACAAGTAAAATAGATAGCTCCCTGTTGGTCGTAACCTAAACCCTGTTTATACAAACTATGACGAGCTTTAAAAGTTCTAATACGTTCTGTATCGGTTATAAACATAAAAATTACCCCCTGATATACCAATCATTGAAATACAATTCAATAAACTCAAAAGCTGTTTCATAATTATCACAGCTAACACAAGAGTCTACATAAGCACCAATTGCATCACTAACATCGCCTAATAACTGGCTTCCTTTTCGTTCATTCTTTACCATTTTATCAACACATCCAAACAAACATCTAAAGAAACTATTGTAAAGTAACTTATTGTCTAACATATTTAACCAATTCTCAGGTATTTCTATTTCGTTCTTATTGACAAATTTTAATACTTTTCGTTTAAATAAAAAATCTCTAAATAAACCCATAACTTATACCTCCTAACTAATAAAGAGGAAGTTTGAAATTAGAAAGCCAATAAACTCTTTTCTTAACATATTTTCCAAACTTATCCTCAAATAAGCCTACTTCAGAGTAATTTGTATAGTTATAAATGTATAAACTTATAGCATTTAGAGCTATTGCTGCTGTAAATATATTTAAACTATCGGCAATAAATAGATAACTAAGGTTTCGGTCATCTATCATGTCATAAAACTCTTCTAGTAATTCTTGTGGTGGATTAGTAATAATGAAATCCGCCCTACCCCAATACACTTGAAGCTCTTTAGAGCGAAAGTCACCATTACAATTAACATACGTTTCCTCAATAGTTTTACCAGAGAATGACGTTACATAGCACCTTTTCTCATTTGCAGATAACTTATGACTACATATAATCTCTTTCAGATGAAGTTTTTCAAAGTTATCACAGAAATACCTCCAAAAATTGGAGTTTGGTGTGTCACATGGCATGTAAATAACTTTATTATTGAAGATAGAAACATCTACTTTCGACATTATCCAATCAATATCCTCATAACGTGTGTAAATATTATCATTTGCTTTCAATATCAATGGTTTTTGTGCTGACTTATAATTAGTAAAATTCATAATGCCTACCTCCTAAAGTTAAGGTGATTATAGCACAAAAAATCCTATTAGTCAAGTCAAATCAATTATCTGAATAAAAAATATGGTTATCATTATTTAATCTAATGATAACCATATTAGCTAGGATTATTTGTAAATATTTTTAATCTTCATCATTTGTTCCGAAGAAATATTCAATGTAGGTAAAATAGATTTAAGTTTTTCTGCTTCCTCAATCATATCATTTACCAACTTATTATACCTATTAGTCAACTCAACCGAGTCAGTATGTTTCAACTGCTCGTTTAGCGTCATTAACTCTCCTATTGAGCTACCCCTGATACTTTGATAATACCAAATCATCTCAATATCCTTAATAATATCTACTAGCTGACCAAGTATACCTATATTATTAGTTTTAATGCCTACTAATAATATACCATGTATTTCTTTATTCACACGTTCATATAACTCATGCATATAAACACCTCCTAGTTTATTCTCGCTATTATAATGTTAGCAAGATATAACTTAACAGGACTATCTAGGACGACTACTTTAAGGTTAGCAATATTATCTGCGAACACACAACTCGGTTTAACATTTAATATTGTACTAAAGTTAAGATTGACTAATCCATTGGAAATCTCCGCAGACTGAGCAGAATTAATAATAACATCATTATTCTCTAGTGCTACATGAACAACATCACCGCTATTAACTGCTTCTAGGACACAGTTAAATGTGACAATGTAGTCTCCTGCTCTACTTAACTTTATATTGTTAGTAGGTGTATCAATACATGAACAACTGGAGTTATTGTATACAATACTTTGGTCTGCACTAATATTTTCTCCCAAAGTATTATACATATTCAATTGTAACATATGCTACCCCTCCTAACAAGAACAACTATTACCATACAAATTCATGGCTAAACTTTGAGCCTGATATGGACTACAAGTAATATAAGCTGGCATAGGTGTAGGACGTAACTGTGAAATAAGTGTAGATGTTTGTGACAAGTTACTCAACTGATTTTGATAAGCCTGAACCTGGTCACGAAGCTCCTGCATTACATTAGCAGTTATAAGACCTCTAGTCTGTTCACCTTCTGAGTGAATTGCATTAGTAATCTCACAAGTATTCTTATATGCCTCTGCTCTTACTGCGTCAATATTACGATTTACCTCACAACAACATTGCTGCTGGTTAAATCCGTTCTGTGCGATAGCAGATTGTATATTGTTAGCATTCTGAAGATTTTCATATCCTATCTGACATAAACCCTGCTGAACACCTCTAATACTGTTATCAAGATTGTTAAAATTGAAACCGTTTACGATATCCTGCTGGGTGGCTTGATTAGTAACATTATTATTACCAAAGCTACCCCCACCAAATCCAAAGATAAGAAAGAACAATATTAATATAATAATACCATTACCTTCAAGAAAACCATCGTTATCTTTTGCTAACGCAAGGACATCGCCTGCACTTAAACCTGTATCTCCCATGATACTACCTCCTCATATTTTTTACCATGTTAGCAAGTAAAGTAGCTTTCTCTACTTGCTGTTTACTATATTTACCACTGGCGACTAACTCATTTAATTTAGCCTGTGGGTCACCAGTAAAACTAGACTTAAACTCACGAAATTGCTCAACAATACTTTTCTTAGGTGCTACCCCTAAAGTATTCATCAATGGGTTCATATTAATACATACCTCCTACTCATTCAAAAGTGGGGCTAACTTATCATTTAGATTGTTAAACCTCGACTCTAAATCTGACAATTTTTTAGTAATCTCCTCTACAGTTTGTTGGCTGATATTGTTAGTTGAGAGAGGACTGCTAAAATTGTCGTGCGAAACTTCTTCCTCACTGAATACATAAGATGAAATCTTCGCAACACCCAAGTTATCTGTCCTTTTTACATAAAACTTACTGTTTTCTGAGTCCATTAGCACAACAGAACTGTTCGGACTCATCTGAAATGCCTTAGCCCCTTCAATACCATTTACAAATGTTATGTTACTATTCGTTGTTTGGTTGGGAAAATATTGATTCATATTTTGTTGACCAAACTGCCCTGCTATCTGGCTGTATGATGACATAGGACTAAATGTTGAAAATTGGGAAAAATTATTATACATACAAAAACCTCCTAACAGTTTCAGTTTAGCACTCCTACCCCTAAAATGGTCTAAATTAAAAATACCACTAGCCTACTAAAAGACTAATGGTATTTTCTATTCAACTTTATTTATTTGAAATATAACTGTATACTTTAAGTAATACCTTCTTATGTATAACTTTAACTCCTTGTATTGAATAACCTAACTCATCGGCAATATAATTTAAATCGTATCCTTTAAGGTAGTGCATTGTGAGTAATTTTGACTCTTTATCGTTTAGAATTAATGTATCTAAGAGTTTGTTAAACTCATCTTTAGTAGGAATACGTTTAAGATAGTCCCTCGCTATCTGAGTTAAATTGTCCATATTCTACCCCCTAAATATTAAATCCTGTCCGAGCAATCTAATAGTTTAGGCTACTTAGATTATGCTAATACATTCTTTAATGGTATTTTTACTGTTCCGCTAATGCCATAAGAACTAGACGTTAGTAATGCCAATGTTATAATATTATCTGAGAATGAATAACCGCCTTCATTAGCAAATTGACTATTATAGAAAGCACCAAAATCAGTATCAATTGCTACTCTATCTGCTATATTATCAGGTAAATTATATTTTATAACTTCTGTTTTGGTAGTTTTAACACTCTTTATACCGAAGATAAAAGTATTATTTACTACCCCACGATAGAAGTGACCACTCGAAATATTAGTGGCACTGCCAGATGTATATGTTAATGAACTATCATCAGCATTTATATCTACAAATTCATAATCCAAATCGTTTTGAGTTATTACCTGCCAAACTCCATAATCCTTTCGAGCAGGTGTACAATATCTTTCCAATATTATTTGCTGTCTAATATCCTCATTTAAATACGAAACTCTTTGACGATAATCTGTATTATTGTTTCCGTCTATTCGTATATTTTCACAATATATTACTGGTAGACCTTCATTCTCAGGTTCGTAGACAACGTAATCTCCTTGATTAATCAAGTCCTCTAAATAACCAGTATCAAAGAAATCACTAATACTGTCTCCCTCATAGGTTAATGTCTTATATTTCTTTAATGCTACCCCTGGTAGTTGAGTGCCATCCTCTAACTCAAATACCAACTCATTATCATCATTTATCTCTACTGACTGAATACTTAAACCATTTTCTCCCTGCTCACCCTGTTTACCATAAGGGATATACACTTCTTGAGTTTGAGTATCTCCATTACTATCCTCCCAAGATAATGTAACTACTGTTCGTTCAAGTTCATCATCATCTTTTTGGTCAACTACTTCACAAGGTGCTCCCTTTAGTGCTCCTACCCCAGAAAGGCTATCAGATACCAGCTTCTTAGCATATCCTATTGCTTGATTACGTGCATTTGTTGGACTCATTTAATCACCTCGCTCCCTTAAAACTTCCAAACACCATTAGAAGTTAAAATACCTAACTCACAGTCAGTTGTGAAGCAATCACTTCCTAACTCTAACTTAGTGCCGTCGGCTAAACCTACTACCCCAGAACACTCAGCACCCATAGCAACTACTTCACTTTTAGTATCTGCTATCAAACTCGCCCTGACTGTGTTGGTATTATAGTTTCTCGTCATTTCATCACATTTAATCATTTTTACCAATCCTCCTATTTGTTTATATGAACTCTCCAATTATATCCCTCGGAGAATAGATTTAATATTAGTTCGTTGGGGTTATCATCTGCTATATTATACTTCAATTGTGGACTGCTACCCCAGAAAGTATGAAAATCGTAATAACACTTAAATCTGTAGTGAATACTCGATAAGTAGGAATCTATCTCCCAGTTATACATTACTACTTTAATGCTGTTTGCATAGCCTGATAACTTTTAGAGCCATAAATACCGTCAACTACCAAGTTCATTTTACTCTGAAATAGGCGTAAAGCCGTATAAGTGTTATTACCAAAAATCCCATCGACAGTAAGTTTACTACTCATGACATAATTTAAATCTTCTTGTAGATACTTAACTTGAGTACCTTTTGAACCTTTCTTTAGGCTAGGAGTGCAACTAGCTAATGTAGGAATACTTGACTGAACTTCAGAGACTGGCGAATTACTGCTAGAGGATAAATCTAAGTAGCAATAATCCTGGTCTACTACTTGATTATTAATTTTATTGGAACGAATTTTATTAGTCTCGCCACCAAACTGCCATATGTCAATATTATTTTTTGATGTTAACTTAGGTAAACTGCTACCCCAATCAGCAACCCAATGCGAGTAACTACTTAACTGAGAGTCATTCAACTTATTATTGAATGTATCTCGATTAGCATATATACCAACTACATATCCTGCCTCGGCTACTTTATCACAAAACGCTTTCACTATGCTTGTTAGTGTGCTCTTTGTTGACTTTGTTACCATATCAGCTTCTACATCATAATATACTGGCAATTCAAAAGACTTTCCAGATAAAAGCGAAATGAAGTGACTTGCCGAAGCTTCTGCCTGGCTAACAGTAAAATCTTTACCAAAGTAATAAGCTCCTACAGGTAAATTTAATTGTTTGCATGTTTCATAATAACTATTAAACTTAGAGTCCTTATAATGATTAGAGTCACTTCCTCCTGCTTTGAGGATGGCGAACTCTACAGACTCGTTTGAAATGGCTGATTTAAAATCGAAACTGCCCTGCCAATGTGAAACATCAATTCCAAAGTGTGACATAATTAAAGCCT